GGAGAAACGAACCTGATTATAAAACGTATACATTCAATGACTTAGTAGAATGGTGTGGTTTAGATATGGATCCAGATGAGGGTAAGAAACAATGGTGGTGGATATTAAGAAAAAACTTTACCCCACGTCAAAAGATTTATTTTATGAGATTACTTAAACGATATGGAACGGATCAATTGAATGAAGACCCTACCATTATTATAGATACTATTCATTCTGTTAAAGGGGGTGAAGCGGATCATGTTGTTATTCATTCCAAAGCAGATTACGCATCTGATTATAGAAGAAAAAATAGAAATGAAAAAACAGATGAAAATAGAGTTTATTATACAGGGGCAACCAGAGCAAAACGTAAATTGCATTTGTTAGCTTCTGATGATAGGTATAATTATCCGCTTGGAGAGAAATATTTAACATATTTAATAGAGGAAAAAAATGAGCAGTAAAGATGAATTTGACAAATGTTTTCCAGAGGGAAGACAAGAAGGTGGGAATCATTACAAATTAAAAATACAACCTTGGACTTTTATTACAGAAAACGATTTGTCATTTTTTCAGGGAAACGTAATTAAATACGTTGTAAGGTATCAAAAGAAAAACGGTATTGAAGATTTAAATAAAATTATTCATTACTGTGAATTAGAAATAAAAAGATTAAGAAAAACTTGGGACAAGGCATGATACAAGATATAACTCACGTTTATTGGATTGCATTTTTTGGTTTAGTTATTATTAGTTTAGTTTGGATAAACCATGAATAGAAAAGAATACTTGAAAAAATATTATTTAAATAATAAGGATAAGTACAACAATCAATCAAAAGAATGGTATAAAAAAAATAAACCAAGAGCGCAATTTAATTTTAGAAAATGGAGATCACAGAACCAAGAGTATTTAAAAAAATATAAACATGAATGGTACGAAACAAGAAAAGAAAAGAAGATGGAACGCGAAATTAGCACGTGAGCGTATGTCTAAAGTTATATTAAAAATTCATTATGAATGGTGTAAAAAAGAAGGGAGAGATATAAGTTGGTATGACAGGGCTACAACTAGCAATGAACTTTAAAAAATCAATTTGGTCTCAACCTATTGAGTTTAAAGATTTAACTGGTTATTCAGAGATTGCAATCGATTTAGAAACTAGAGATGAGGGTATCAACCAAGGTTTAGGTGCAGGTTGGGCAACGAATAATGGGAAGGTCATTGGTTTTGCTGTCGCTGTAGAAGGTTGGCAAGGTTACTATCCTTTTGGCCATGCAGGTGGTGGTAACATGATTGAAGATCAAGTGATCCAATACATGAAAGATGTATGTGCTTTACCATCAAGAAAAATATTTCATAACGCACAATATGATGTGGGTTGGTTAAGATCTATGGGAATAAAGATTAACGGTGAGATTGTTGATACCATGATCGCAGCAGCAATCATTGATGAGAATAGGTGGAGTTATTCTTTGAATGCTTTATCAAAAGATTATCTTGGTGAACTCAAAGCTGAAACAGATTTACAGGAAGCGGCAAAGGATCATGGAGTTGACGCTAAAGCAGAGATGTGGAAATTACCTAGTGAGTATGTTGGTTTCTACGCGGAACAAGATGCACGGCTCACGTACCTTTTATGGCAAAGATTTAAACATGAAATACAATCACAATCTTTAGAAACAATTTGGGATTTAGAAAAAAACTTATTACCCATTTTGATTCAAATGAGAGAAAAGGGAGTAAGAGTTAACTTAGAAAAAGCTGAAGCATTAAAACTAGAATTTGCGGAACAAGAAAAACACTTGCACCACAAAATAAAACAATTAACAAACCAAGACATAGATATTTGGGCAGCACGTCAGATTGCTGGAGCTTTCGATAAGCTCGGTATAGAATATCCAAGAACGGCGAAAACAAATGAACCTTCATTTACACAAAATTTTTTAATTAACTCACCTCACGAAATATCAAAATTAATTGTACAAGCAAGAGAAATAAATAAATTCCGTGGAACTTTTTTAGAATCTATATTAAAGTATAATCACAATGAGCGTATTCATGCAGAAATTAATCAATTACGTAGTGATAATGGGGGCACTGTCTCTGGTCGTCTCAGCATGTCAAACCCCAATCTCCAACAACTCCCAGCTAAGAACAAACAGTTTGGATCCAAAATTAGGGGTTTATTTTTGCCAGAGCCAAATTGTAAGTGGGGTTCATTTGACTATTCGCAGCAAGAACCAAGAATGGTCGTGCACTACGCTTCTTCAATCGGCGAAGGCTACGAAGGATCTCAAGAACTTGTGGAGGCTTATACGAATGCTTCAGCCGATTTCCATCAAACCGTAGCTGACTTGGTAGGTATTGATCGTAAACAAGCTAAAACAATTGGCTTAGGGTTGATGTATGGTATGGGTAAAAACAAATTAGCCAATAGTTTAGGTTTATCTTTTGATGAAGCTAACACAGTTATTTCTAAGTATAATCGTAAAGTACCTTTTGTAAAAATGTTATCTGATCGATGTATGATGAAAGCAAATGAAACAGGTGTAATAAGAACTAAGCTTGGAAGAAAATGTCGTTTTGATAAATGGGAACCGAAAGATTTTGGTATTCATATACCTGAAACATTTGATAATGCGGTAGCTAAATATGGAAGAGATAACATTAAACGAGCATTTACTTACAAAGCATTGAACCGATTGATACAGGGTAGTGCTGCAGATCAAACTAAAAAAGCAATCTTACAATGTTATCAATCAGGTCACTTACCAATCGTACAAATCCATGACGAACTTTGTTTTAATATCAAAAGTGATGAAGATGTTAAACAAATACAAGAGGCCATGGAAGGTTGTTTGGAATTTAAAGTTCCAAGTAAAGTTGATGTTGCATTAGGAGAAGACTTTGGGGAAGCAAGCTAAGAATGTTCCTAAATGTAAAATTTGTAAAGCGATAGCACATATTATTGAAAACAAAGACTATTATTGTGCACCATGCATAATTAAGAGAGACAACATTCCCTTACGCATGAAGCGTTTAAAGGAAGATTATAAAAGGCCTAGGCGTTAACTAGCTTCTGAATACTCAACAGGCTCAGTCGCTACAACTTTTTGTTGCTCATTATGATGTGCAACTAAGTTTTTTCTAATTGCTCTAATCTCTGTTTCTAATTGATTAAGGGCAACTGTGTAGCCTTCAGCTAAGTATCTTTGAGTCCACTCAGCTTCTTTAGCCATTTTTTGAGCCAGTAAGTTCTGTTCTATTACCATTAAGCTCCTCATAAGTTACTAGAAGAAGTTCTTTACGAACCGTTCCTTCTCGCACACATTCATACTTACCTTCTTCTATAAGTTTTACGAAGACGTTCTGTGCTTCTTCATCATCTAGAGCCTCTAATTCTGTTTTAAACAGATAACCTCCTGCTCTAGCCAAGAAACGATACGACTTCATAAGACAATCTTATTTGTTTATATAATGTCTGTCAATACTATTGCAATATCCCATTAAATTGTATATGCCCTAAATATGGATATCACAAAGTGGAAATCAGTAGCTATTCGTATCAAAGACTACAAAATTTTAAAAGCTGTCTGTAGGAACAAGTTTAGAGCTCCTGCAAGTATGATATCTAAATTAGTTAATGATTATGTAAAGTTTCAAGCTGGTAAAAAAGGTATCCCTGAAAAGACTTATGTCGAAAATTTACTCAAAGATAAGTAATAAAATAAGCGATTTTCATGAGTCTTTGCATGTTTTAGCGCAAAACTTAACCAAAGAACAATATACTTTAGTTGCAGGAACTATGTTTCAATTAAGCATGGGAGAAAGATTTGGTTATTTAGGTAGTATGGATGGAAGAATGTTACAAGATATTCGTTATATTTATGACCTAAACAAAAAGAAGTCATTGAAAAGAAAAGCTAAAATACTTAAATTAAAAATCATCAAAGGTAGTAAATAACTAAAAGACATCCTACAATATAGGTATGGAATTTAGAAAACATCCAACCGAGTTACTTGAGGAATGTTCAAATATGACTGGACAACAACTCACGAATTTCATATCTGTAGTACATGATGAATTTAAAATTGCTACTCTTAAGAGAGAAAGTCCAGCTTTAACCTTATATTATCGTGACCTACTCTCCTTCCTTATTAAAACTTATGGGCATTAGGTTTTCTGCCTCCCTGACTAATCAATCTGGTGTTTCAAGAGAACAAAAACTATGGAGAGCGGTGCTTGTAAATGCTATTGAAGAATCTACGAATATGCAACAAGA